AGAAATGCGGCCTTTTTTATGCGTCGAACAATGCAAGCATAAAATAAAAAATAATGCTTGCTTTTATTCTTATGCACTGTTTATTATGCAAGCACATTTCACAGCATGGTACTTGCATATGTCAGGCGATAAAAAAGAACCAAAAGGAAAGGCAAAAGGTGGAGTCGCTCGCGCGAAATCTCTTACCAAAGAACAGCGAGCTAATATTGCCAAAAAAGCAGCAGCGGCACGATGGGGTGATAAGCCACTTAAAGCCACCCATAAAGGAAACTTCATGGATGAGTTCGGCATTGATGTTGAATGCTACGTCCTTAATGACGAAAACAAAACCGCTGTGGTTTCTGGCGCTGGTCTTGCGCGACTGCTTGGTCTTGGTGACCACATGATAGCTGTCACTCGCCTCCTAAACGCGCAATATATGTCCGACTTCATAGGTACAGTTTTGCGTGAAAAAATGGAAAAACCATTTAAATTTCAATGGCACCATGGAGGATCAGTTTTTGGCTCAGGTGAAGCTAATGGCTACGATTTAACTGCCGTTGGCGACATGGCGATTGCCATTTTAAATGCGCACCAAGCAAATGCACTTCCTCAAACACGAGCCAAAGCTGCAATGATGGCACAGAAACTGGCTGGTGCATCTATGAAGGCAGGGCTTAAGGGCCTAGCATATGCAGTAGCCGGTTATAGGCCGGAAGTGCAAGAAGTAATTGATGCTTTTAAAGCATTCGTTCGCGAAGAAGCGCGACAGTACGAAAGAGAATTTCCTGACGAACTGTATGAAGAATGGTACCGGTTATATGGACTTAATCGCCCGGAGAAAGGCAGGCCTATCCGCTTTGGTCAGCTGACTAATATGCAAATTTACGTTCCTCTCGCGAAGAGCAAAGGTAAGATTCTTGAACAGATACGAGCGAGTCGTGACGAGAATGGTAAACAATCAGACAAGCTACACCTATTCCTGTCAGAAATTGGCGTCAAGGCGTTACGACAACATATTGGCAAACTTCTTGGTGTTGCTGCGATGAGCGATAACAAAGAAGAGTACGAGGCTGGAATTGAAAAGGTCTTCGGGAGAATGAAGCCAGAATTCTAATACCTAATACCCACTACCTACCCGGCCACCGCGCCGGGTTTTTAGTGCCCTTTCCTCACGAACTCCGCCGCATCCCTAAGCAATCCCTTGTGAATCACATTACCCACCGCCCTCCTCTTGGCCTCCAGGCTATCCACAATCGCATCCCTACTAATCGCTACATCGCCGATAATCAACTCAACAATCGCGCCGCCAATCTCGCCAGCTATGAAAGCAGCGCGATCTTCCAGCAGCTCATCACGTGACATATCCATTCCTAAGCCCATAGTAATGCCCTCATTGATGTTTTTCTGAGCATATCACTACGAGTGAAAAAATAAATACACACAAATATCAGCAACTTAATCATTTGCGGTAATATTTTATCTCTTGCGGTGTTGACTTAATTACCACTTGCGGTGATTATTATACCAATCAGCAGGACGCAACATTCACCAGGACGGTGAACATACAACGATTCAGTGATGAATCTACGCGGCTGAAAAGCCGAACCAACCAAAGTGAATTTTGGGATGTGGTGAAGGGTTCATGGACGGGAATATGTCGCACGTAAAGCGGCGAGGCCCGAGGAACTACTGCCGAAGTGAAGTAGGCCGAATCGGGTCGAAATGGGTCTCCCACCTACCACATCACCAAAGTTCATCAGGAGGTCACCATGACACGCAGAACAGCATTCAATGGGTCAGCATCGGGTCGTCGTCGTGAGCGTCGTGCGGCGCTCCAGAGCGAATTAACAAACAGCGCTGACGCATTGCACCGCCCTACTTTAAGCCGCGCACAGAAGCAGGCGCAAGGGGCCCACTTCACGCCATCATGCATTGAGGACGCAACGCCTATCAAGTTCGTTGCACAGGATGCAGTTTGGCAGCAACAGGAATACAAGCGTCAACTGGAACGCGCTGCCATCGTCTACGGCAATGAGTTTTGGACATAAGCCATTAGAAAGCGGCATGTGCTTGCCGGATGTGGCGCTATACGCCGCTGGTCATCGCAGCAGCAAATCGGTTACGGCGCGTTAATTAACTTATGAGGTGTGTATGGCAGATAAAAAAACGGCGCCACTACTGCTTAACGTAGACGCCAGTGAGGTTCTTACTCAGTTCGGGGAGCTTTTGAAATTAGTCGAACTTCCAGCCAGTTCCTTTGAGGGAATTCCTGAGCATGTCGTCGAGCTGTTTTTTGACCGTGTCCGTGGCCTGATTGACAACATCGTCCTTAGTGATTTCGCGACCACAGTCAGCACAACTGACGCCGGTGAAATTTGTCTCAAAGTCAAAATCATCGGGCTGGTTGAACATCTCACTTCCACAGTCAGGGCACACGGTCCGCATGGTTTGCATGAATATATCCTTTCTACTGTTGGGGAGATTAAAGAGTAAGCGATTTCTTGCTGTTGGGGAATAGCGGGAAACCACGCGCCGGGCGTGGCTAAAAATCCCGGCACTCATTCAAGCTGAGGCTGCCTGATGGCGGCCTTTTTATTAGCTCACGATACAAACAGAGGGTAAGGCGATGGCAATAGATGCGACGTTAAAAGTTAAGCAAATTAACTCTATTAACCCATACGGCGACGGATGGAATAGGCATATGGAAATCGATATCGACAGTATCGAGTTAGTTGAATGTGTTAAGCCGGAAGAAATTATTTCTGAGTACACGGCGGCATCACTTCTTGATGCAATGGATGAATCTGATGTGGTTCGCTGGCTTGAAAACGAAGGTTACACAGTAACAAACGATTGACCCGCTCCGGCGGGTTTTTTATCGGGCATACCTCAGCAACTTCACAGAGGTTGCTTAGTTATGACAACCGGCGGTCATCCACCGCCCATTAGCGCAGAGGTCTTGTATTAACCGTTCCGTTCGCCGCGATAAGGCCAAGAGGATTTATGAGCAACCCAATCACAGTAGGTTTTACAGGCCTGACGAAGCGAATTTTCGCGGGTCGGTCAAAGCCAAGCAAATTGGCGCCCGGCGTTCGTGAGTTCACCGGTGAGAAATTTGATGTCACAGACGAGGCGCTATTTGCAGTGGCCCATCTTCTCGCGGTTCGCGATGACATCCTTATATTCCCGACAGCTGATGGCAAAGAGATTCACCTCCGCGCCGACATCAAAGAAAAGCGGGAGGCATCATGACAGTCACCCACAAAGGCAAGCAGTACACCGCCAAAAAGCTCAACGATAACGAGTGGCAACTCTCATCAGTCGATAAACCTCGCGAGAAAATCACAATGACAAGTCGGAAGATGCACATTGCCGGGTTATTGCAGCAGGTGGAGGGTAAATCATGATTAATCACAACATGCTCAGAGCAGCGCAGAGCAAAGCGGTAATCGCTCGTTACCTGGGTGATGGCTCTATGTGGATGTCAGCCTACAACGATATGAAGGCGGCAATTGGTTTTCCGTGGTACAGGAAGTGAATTATGAGCGAATTTAAAGGAACTCCGGGTCCGTGGAAATACACAGTCAGAAATGTGAATGAAATGATGACTACATTTCACGGAGTGGCTATAGGCGAAACGTACATTGAATCCGCAACCAGAAACGAACGAGAGGATGCGCAATTAATATCAGCGGCACCTGAATTACTGGAGGCTCTGCAAGACTTCATGGCTGAATCGGCAGGAAATGCTAAATCATGCGGCCACGATTTTGAATGTATTTGCCGCTTCGATAAAGCCCGCGCCGCCATCGCCAAAGCGCTCGGTAAGTAAACCACACCAAACACCCATTACCCCTACTCGTCCGGCTATCGCAGACGGGAAGCGCACAACCAAATTTCAGGAGAGACCATGAGTGAAGTAACTGATTTAACTGTCATCGAAATCAAGCCAGAGCAGGCTCCAGTGCTTTACGTAGCGGGCGGCCTTGATGCTTACCTAGAACAGATCCGCCAGGCAGTGAACGAAGTGCCGGACCTGTCCACGAAGAAAGGCCGTGACCGTGTCGCCTCTCTGGCGGCGCAGGTGTCCCGCAGTAAGACGGCAATCGAAAAGCCTGGCCGTGAGTACCTGAAGCGCCTGAAAGAAGCTGTGCGCCCCGCTGAGGCCGAAATTAAGCGTTTCGTTGATGCCTGTGACGAGCTGCGTGATGCCACCCGCCGCCCACTCACCGAATGGGAAGCCGATCAGGAACGCATTAAGGCTGAAGAAGCCATGAACGCGCTGCACGCCGAAGCGCTGGAAATGAACATCAAGTTCGATCAGGAGCTGGCGGCCAAGTTTGAAGCAGACCACGAAATGGCTCTGCTGATGAATGAAAATTTTGACCGTGACCGCGAAGAGCAGCGCCGTCAGGCGGAACAGGCTCAGCGTGAACGAGATGAGCGGCTGAAACAGGAAGCGGCAGAACAAGCCCGGCGCGATGCCGAAGCGAAACACAAAGCTGAGATTGAAGCCGCAGCGCGCCGTGAAGCTGAAGAGAAAGCTCGCGCTGAGCTGGCGGAACGCCAGCGCATCGAAGCGGAACAGCGGGCGGCGCGTGAAAAGCAAGAAGCGGAAGCTCGGGCGGAACGCGAAAAGGCCGCGGCGGTTGAAGCTGAGCGCCTCAAAGCAAAACAGGCAGAAGAGAAACGCCTGGCAGAAGAGAAGCGAATCGCCGATGAGCAGGCAAAACGTGAAGCCGACGTGAAGCACCGTAAAGCCGTTGGCACTGAAATCGTTAACGCACTCACCGCTAATACCAGCATCTCACGCGACCAGGCTATCGAAGTCCTGAAGGCGCTGATGGATGGCCTGGTACCGAGAACACAAATTAACTACTGAGGTGAAAGATGATCCCAGTTGATTTAGCAACAACACCAGAACTCAGCCGGATTAAGCGCCAGTACCACGTTACAGAGGCGCTTTACTGGCGAAAGTCAGGTAACAAGTCGATGAAAAGCTTTTGCCTGTCTATGGCTAAACGTGAGCGCATGAATAAATGCGAGTTCCTGGCTAACCCTTCCGAACTCCCATTCTGAGGAAATTATGGAACAGAAAAAAGTTTATGCCGCAATCAGCGGCGTGGCTTCTGCGCTTGCAGAGCAAGGTATCAGGAAAGAGAAAAAACAAGGCAGTCAGGTTAACTATGCGTTTCGTGGGATCGACGACATCTACAACGCACTGGCTCCGGAACTGGTTAAGAATAAGCTCCTGATTCTTCCACGCTATACCGAGCGCACCAGCGTAGAGCGCACCAGCAAAAGCGGTGGCGCTCTGTTCTACATCACAGTTCGCGGAGACTTCGATTTCGTCAGCACCGAGGACGGCAGCATCCACACGGTCACCACCTACGGCGAAGCAATGGACAGCGGTGATAAGGCGACTAATAAGGCCATGTCGATCGCCTACAAATACGCTGCGTTTCAGGCTTTTTGCATCCCTACCGAAGAAACAGCGATTGATGCTGATGCAGAAATTCACCACCTAAAACCGGCTTATGCAGACCAGATTCTGGCTGAGTTTACGCAGTACGCCGGATCCGAGAACGACAGCAAGAAACTTCAGGAACAGTACGCATCAACATGGCAACGTCTTAACGGATTTGCTGAGCACCAGGCTAAATGCAAAGACGTTACCGGCATTCGAATCAGAGAACTAAAACAGGCGGCATAAATGGCAAGTAGAGGCGTAAACAAAGTGATCCTCGTCGGCAACCTCGGGCAAGACCCTGAGGTTCGCTATCTACCAAATGGTGGCGCGGTAGCAAATATCACACTGGCAACTTCGGAATCATGGCGGGATAAAGCAACCGGCGAGATGAAAGAGCAGACCGAATGGCACCGGGTGGTGCTGTTTGGCAAGCTGGCTGAAGTAGCCAGCGAATATCTTCGCAAAGGTTCGCAGGTGTACATCGAAGGTCAGCTACGCACACGTAAATGGACTGATCAATCTGGCATTGAAAAGTACACCACGGAAGTTTTGGTTAACGTTGGCGGCACCATGCAGATGCTTGGCGGGAAACAGGCAGAATGGAAGCCGGTAGGAAGTAATCAGCAACAATCACGAACGCAACAACCACCGGCACAGCAGCACAACGAGCCACCTATGGATTTTGACGACGATATCCCTTTTTAGGAAAGGTGGCCTACATGGTTATTGTTATAACAACTATTGAAAAGGATGAGATGACAGGAAAAGAATCTCTTGTTGCATCTCATGGGGTTGATCGTATTACAGGAAAGAAAATCATCCTCCCGCCTGAGCACCCAGCCGATATCGGCGCGAATTTCGACAAAGACCTTCAGTCATGGGTTATCCATCAATAACAAAATAAAAGGGATACATCATGTCATCACCTCTTCACGGGGCGGGATATCTGCGCCCACCAAAGCGGTCCGGCACTAAAGAAGAGGTGCTGGCACGTTGCTTTGCAGCTATCGCTAATGACGATTTTCAGAAGCCAACCATGGAGGACAGGCTTCTTGAGTTGCACGAAAAGGAAGTCTGGTTCGCCAACTTAGAAGCGTCATTCAGGCCGGGATGGATGGTAGTTGGACCTGTAGAGCCTGATTACATTGATGACCGTATGCGCAAGTATCGCGGTCGTTACGGACAAGTAAGGAGCGACTGATGAAAGTCTGGAGCATAGAAGAACTGGCAGCACTCATGCGCTACACCAACGCAGAAGTCGCAGAGATTACCGGTCGGAGTATCGAAGAGGTCGGAGATAAGAGGCTGGCTGTGAATATCGAACGGAATGGATGGGATGTGAGAAATCCTGAACGGGAGGAAATGTGAATGAGTTGGCTCTTTTCGCAGGCGCTGGCGGAGGAATACTCGGCGGACACCTCCTTGGCTGGCGAACAGTTTGCGCAGTTGAACGTGATGCCTACGCCGCACAAGTTCTCGCGCAACGACAAAACGATGGAATTCTCAAACCTTTCCCGATTTGGTCTGACGTGTGCAGTTTTGACGGAAAGCCATGGAGAGGAATTATTGACATCGTTTCTGGCGGTTTTCCGTGCCAAGACATCAGCGCAAATGGTCACGGTGCCGGCATTGATGGCAGACGCTCAGGACTGTGGTCTGAAATGGCGCGAATCGTCAGTGAGGTACGACCTAAATTCGTCTTCGTGGAAAACTCTCCACGACTCAGGGGAAAAGGTCTTGCCGTGGTCATTAGTGACCTTGCCGAAATGGGGTATGGCTGCGAGTGGTTTCGTGTTTCAGCATCCAACTGCGGAGCGCCCCATGAAAGAGACAGGATGTGGATTGTGGCCAACAGCCAAAGCGTCCATTCGCGGGGACTGTCCGAGCGAGCGTTTGCGCAGAACTCCAGACCTTCCAAGTGCGATAAAAATGCGCCCACTTCCGGATGGGAGTGCACCTACCCAGGATGGTCAGCTGAACCCGGATTGGGTCGAGTGGTTCATGGGTTGGCCCATCGGGTGGACAGAATTAAAGCCCTTGGCAATGGACAGGTTCCGCGAGTGGCAGCAACGGCATTCTCCCTGCTTAAACCAGATTGAGGACGCAGCATGACGCTAACCAAACGAATCACAAGGTCGCTAATGCGGCCTTTTTATTTTCTCGCGTTCACCTTCAACCGAATTAACCGACAGTTCATGGAGCACTGACTATGACACCAGATACCCTTGATGCTGCAAGCGAGCTAACTCAGCAGCGAATAGAAATGGCGGTAGCCGCTCACAGACTCAACCACTCAGCAGTATCAGCAACGCACTGTGAGGAATGCGGGGACAAGCTTAGTAACGAGCGGCGTAAAGCGTATCCGGGATGCACGATGTGCGTCGAGTGCCAGAGCAATATGGAATTGCGTAAGAAGATTGGGAGGATGTAATGGATTACAGCAAGCTGAGTGACTTTGAGATTAACCTAAAATTAGCCCACATCATTCTCGGCAAAGATAACTACGACTGGAACCCGGATAAGAAAGAGGTCTATCTGGCGGGAGTTGATGGAGGTGAGCTTTTGCCGAACGGATATTTCGACCCCTGCAACAACCCTGCGGACGCCTGGCCTATCTTGCTGGAGAATCATATTGCTGTCGTGCCTTATAGACACACTCTACCTCAGGCATGGCCTACGGCATTTGGGATGGCTAGTAAATTCACGACTGAGCATGCCAATCCATTGCGAGCCGGAATGATTGTATTCCTCATGATGCAGGAGTCAGCCAATGTTCAGGATAATCCATCCCGGTAGTTGGTACGCCGACCTCCACGGCGCACCATGAAAAATCATCCGCGCTACCCACGAAGTCATCCACTACATCAGAAACGGTCGCACCTGTATCGCCAGCATGGGCCGCTTCCAATCAGAGTTTGAACCGCTGACCAAAGCACAGGCCGAGCGGATCGCCGAAGAAATCGAAACAGCAGAACACTTAAAACGCCTCCGCGCTATGCGGGCGGCATGAGGAGAGATTATGCAGCAACACGAAACCGGTTCATCGCTTCAGTTACGCAATCTGATACGCCAACGGCACGCTGAATGGTCAGAGAAAACTTTCGGCAATGTCGGTCCGATCGGGCCGCTTAAGCACCTGTCGAAAGAGGCACTTGAAGCCGCAGATGATGTTGGCGACCTCAGCGAATGGGCTGACATGCAATTCTTGTTATGGGATGCGCAGCGCCGCGCAGGTATCAGTGACCAAGAAATCACCGCGGCTATGGAAGAAAAGCTCAAAGTGAACATGGCTCGCGAATGGCCTGAGCCGAAAGATGGTGAGCCTCGCCTGCACATTAAGCCATGACGCAACTGATAGCTGATTCACTGAGTCGGCTATTGGGTGCGAATGCACTGCCACGTTATCCCCCATTTGCCCGGCCAATAGTGCCGGGTTCTTTTTGCCTGGCTTCCAGGTTCGATTTCCAAACGCGAGACCAAACCTATGCGAGAACTCCGAGACGACTCACTCATTGACATGAAGTTTATGATGGGAGATGCTGGTTTCACTGACCGGTACTTCTATAAACAAATCCAGAAGGGAAACCTCCCCCCTCCGATCAAGTACGGCAGATCCTCACGCTGGCTTTATGCCGATTATCTCAAGTGGAAAAACCACGCTCTTCCCCCAGTTGAAAATGCATCGTGAACACCCTTTGCGGGCATAATAGCGGGCACAATTTTCTTCACATCAAAAATTCCCCATAAATCCCCTGCACTTATCGAATCCATTAGATGTCTGCAGGGGACACCACTTCGACCAGAACCAGCCTCCACCCTCACGAACGAAATCGACCAAAACCCACATCATACAAACAATACATACACAACCGACCAGAACGAACCGGAATTGACTACCACATTATTTTGCGGGCATATTGTGGGCACACTGGAAAATGACCACGGAATTATGCCCGCATGCTTACCGTTAAGCAGATCGACGCCGCCAAACCCACCGACAAGTCGTACCGTCTTGCTGACTCCGGCGGCCTGTTTTTGTTCGTGCCGCCGTCTGGTAAAAAGGTCTGGCGTATGCGGTACCGGTTCGAAGGAAAAGAAAAGACGCTGGTAATCGGCCCTTATCCGGAGATCACCCTCACTGAAGCCAGGGCAAAACAGTCTGAAGCAAAAATGAAGCTGCTTAACGGGGTTGACCCTGCCGAGCAGAAGCAGGCTATAAAGAAGAAAGAGAAAGAGGCTGTAGCTGATTCGTTCGGTGACATTTTCCACGAATGGCATGCTCACAAATCAAAGGTGTGGTCGAAAGGATATGCTGACGAGATGATGAGTATGTTCACGGATGACATACTTCCGATCATCGGCCATTTACGCATGGAGGAAGTCGAGCCAATGATTCTGTTGAAGGTCATCAGGCTGTTCGAGGACAGGGGCGCAATGGAACGCGCTGATAAAGCGAGGCGAAGATGCGGTGAGGTTTTCAGTTATGCGATCGTAACCGGAAGAGCAAAATACAATCCATCCCCAGACCTTTCTGGGGCCATGAAAGGATATCGCAAGAACAACTACCCTTTCCTTCCTATGCATCGTATACATGAATTCCAGCGGTCTATTAATGCGTACGGTGGTTGGATAGTAATGAAGATTGCCGCGCAGGTATTGCACTATACAGCCATGCGAACCGTCGAGATGAGATCGCTGGTATGGTCAGGAATAGATTACGAGAACAGGATAATCAGCATCGATCCATCGGTAATGAAAGGAAGAAAGCTCCACATCGTTCCTATGTCAGATCAGGTCGTTGAGCTATTCAAAGTATTGCAGCATATAACCGGTCAGTATTCGCTTTGCTTCCCCGGCAGAAACGACAGGAAGAAGCCAATCAGCGAGAACGCTGTTCTTGGCGTAATTCGTAGCATTGGCTATGAAGGACAGACAAGCGGTCACGGGTTCAGGCACCAGTTCAGTACAGTTCTGAATGAAAAGCACTGGAACAGTGATGCTATAGAAATGCAGCTGGCCCACGTCAGCGGTGGTACCAGATCTGTTTATAACCATGCCGCCTATCTCGACACGCGCCGCGAGATGATGCAGTGGTGGGCAGACTGGCTTGATGAGAAGGTGTCATAGAAAAGCAGCGCAAAGCCTTGCAAACCGATGATGACACTGCCGGCGATCAACACTGACGCCAGCAAGCATGAGAAGGAACTGATAAGTCGTACTGTTCAGGAAATGTTTGAAGAGGCTGAATTCTGGTTAGTGAGTGAGTAAAGATTTTCAATGCCCGCCACAGTTACGTATTGATTACGCTGTGGCGGATATTCATTTTCGTTAACGTTCCTATTCTGGTTTAGTTGGCCATGCAGGGTTACCTGGATCAACTTTTGTTAGCTCATAACGATACTTCTGCCAGGCGACTAACTTCGGCTTGTCTGCATCGTCAATGTAACCACCATCGTCAGCATCTTTTAGTGGCGCAATGACCTGTGAAGCATCGAATATCAGTGCGGATTTTTTTGCAGTATTCTCAGCTGTATCTGCACTCTGCTTTGCAGCCTCATCAAGCACCCACTTAGTGCCATCCCATTTATCGTAAGGCGTGGCAGGTGCTAATGGCGTAAACCCTGTTTTTATTTCCCCCAAATAATCCACTACAACAGATTGTTGAGTATCAGTCGCATAGACTGTCGAGCCCCGATGGTCTGGTACCAGTTGCCAGGATGAGCCATTAAATACCGGTGCCATTCCTTTCATTTCCTCAGGTGGGGCAACCGTCGTGGAGCATCCCGGCACACTGACGCCAATATTGATAAACTCATCAGACCAACCTGTATACACGAAAGTCATCGGGTCGTAATAATAAACGCGAACGTCACCCGCTTCGGTGGCATGCCCCGTCTGGTCAAAAATAACCGGCATTATGCAGCCCTCACTAAAAAGTTAAATGCCACATTTCGTGGACGGAATTCATTCGCAGTTGGAACCTGGCGACTTACATCCAAATTCAGATTTGACAACCTGTCACTAGGGGCCGTTGAAGATTCGGTAGGTGAAGCAAAATTACCACCTTCGCCAGTCGCTGAAAAAACGCCATTAGCGTTGTTGCTGAATATCCTGCCAATTGACCCCGCAGTGCGGCCCTCGATATTACCAGTCAGGTTCCGCATGGCGTCCCCCTGAGCCGAGAGTAATGCGCGACCTGTATCAACGCCCCTGCCATCATCGGCAACACGAATAAATTCACCGCGGGTTTCCGTTAACTTCAGTCCCGGCCATACAAGGGCCAGTTTTGGATACTGAGCAGCAGTAAATGTTGCGCCGTTTAATTTTAAAAACGTCATTCCCGCCCATTCAGGTATAACGGTATTTGGCATAGCAGCTGACGGCCAGTAAAACGGAATACCTATCGGTGGCAATCCGCAACCCAGTCCCAAATTTAATTGGGCCTCCTGTTTGGTGTTCCCGCCAGTACCTCCGCCAATAATGCTAAGTGGAACATTTTGGGAATTTTCTTCATCCCACATTCCCCAGGAACCATCCTCCCCAATAAAAATATGATATTTACCAGATGATGATGTTAACCATACTTGTGAGCCACCATTAACAACGACATCCAATCCAAGGTATTGGAGAACAGCAGCAATATCAGTCTGGCCGATAATGTCTCGGCCTACCTGAGTGAGGTCGGTCAAAGCTGCAGTATCATCCCCGTTGAAATACGGTAGTTTATTTGCAACCCCCACTAATGCGGCTAACGCCGTCAATGTAGGATCCAGCGGCTGGAAGTTCCCAAGGATGTAGGACAGCGTTCCGGCCGTCATCATGTTTGCCGCAATGTCATTTGCTGACCACGCTCGTGGGATAGTTCCCTCCTGTCCACGCTGGATAGTAAAGACATCACCATTTCTGGCGGTAACATGAATAATCTCAGTGAGCGAGCCTGTAGCAGCATCGATAATCGTCAGTTTAAAGAAACTGATTCCTGCTACCGGAGACGGGAAAAGCGTTCCTGTTCCTGCGTTTACGGTAAGCGATGTTGCAGTTGAACTGATTCCCGCCGCCAGCACTGTCTGAGCATTGTTAGCGGCTAAAAGAGATAGTGCCATTTTTCCTCCGGGATTTTTGGCAATAAAAAACCCACCGAAGTGGGTTGTGTGGATAAGGTGTTTTTATGCCTTTTTGCAATCATACATTTGAAACCTGACGGCATCATCCAAATATTCATAGTTACGAATATACTTACCACCCAAAATCCTAGTAAATATATATTTATTGTAAGTTGTAACAACGTACCCAGCCCCATCATATTCGGCAGTAAAAGTTTCTGTACGACTCTCCGAAATTGCAGTTCTTAGTCCGGATGCAGGGTCGGTTACTTTTAAAGTAGGAGATATAATCTGACTACCATTTGAAAAGATTACACCAAAATTAGTTACATTATCCTTAACTCCAGCACGTAACCCGCTATCAACTAGACTTTCGATAGGGTTGATTGCTACCTTACAATAGAAAAGATCACCTTTTTTAACTGGTGTTTTCTTGAGGCGTTCTTCTATTAACTGATTTGTGTATAACTCAACAACTTTATCCTGTTTCTTTTTTATTTCTTCCCAATTTTTATTATTCGCGTTCACATAATAATTGTATGCGCATATGTCAGATGCTGAGAAGTAACAGGATGAAATCAATCCAGTGAGGAATGATTCACTCTCTTCACCATGCTCTAGATATCGCCTTCTGGCTTCGTTAATATTATATGGGTCATTCACTCCCCTAGTTTTTATCTCAAAAGGACTCCACTTCAGCAATACATCTCTTTTTTCTTGCAATGTTTTTGCAGACTCTAAGTCTCTTGATTTCTCATATGCCGGAGTTATACATCCTGATAGAGAAAAAGATAAGATAGACAACGCTAATATTTTATTCATCATCATTCCTAGAACCTATGAAAGATGTCAGAATATTACACTACTCAACCAACTATAGTCACGCTCACTGGCTGATAAAATGGCATGTGGAGCAGTCCACTATCGAAAGCTTGTTTGAACAAAGACGCATACTCATACTCGTTGCTTTTGATGAGAACACTAGTCTTCTGGTTATAAGCCCTGCTATTGAACGTCTGCGCGTTGTATACCGAAGAGTCAGTCAGCTTTCTGAAACCCTTAATAATTGAAACACTGGCTCCTCCACCAGAGAACAACACCGAAATACTCCAGTGTTGGTCATTCACAACATCAACCCCGTTTACTCCCGTAAGGAACCGCATAATCCGACGTTTCAGCCAGGGAATAGTGAAGTAAAACCCATCACCCTTATAGAAATTCCACGTCATGATCCGCTTGAACAGGTCATCAGAGACAACGACCTGTTCTGACTGGTTTATCACTTTGCGGGTATTAAAGGGTACAGAGTTAAACGTGAAAGTGTTGAAGTCCCCGATTACCAGCTGGCGACCACTTGATAATACAGGTGGTTTTACACCATATATACCACGAGCTATCCACCTGAGTTGATCACCAGCATTATACCCTCCGACGAAAATCGGAAGATTTGCATTCTTCATCCAGTCATAAATATTCTTTGCCATCGTGTTGTAGGCGGTCACGAAAGCACGAATATTGTCATCATCATTATACTGTGTGTACAGGTACGAACGAATGATATCCTCAAGCATTTCATGCTCCGTCTACGGTTACGCCATCTGATGCAATATAGAAATAACTGAACGGGTCGCCGCTTATGATATTAGTATTTGTGTCAGGATTAGTAATAACGCCATTAACAGTAACAATAACATTCAGCTTGCTAATTAAACTCATATCAATAACTATATTGATGGACTGAAGGAATGTATCTTTCAGGTTATTAATATTTAACGGCTTACCCGCATAAATCCCGTTTATGTACTGAATTACAGGCGCTGATACCAGCGTCAATATTGTTGCATCAGTCAGATAATTGACCCCTTCCGATCCCCACTCAAATTTCACCGTAACATTTTGCTGTAACGGTATAACAAACGGAATCAGGTAGTTATCCGGCCAGTCGTTTATGGTCACCACATTATTTCGTACGTTTGGCGTAACTTCTCCGCCCCCTGTCCACGAACCAGATGATGAAGTATCTATGCCTATTGAAAATGTATGCGGTGTAAGTACGGTGGCAGTTAATGGAACATCATTAACCCCAGTCATTCCCTTGACGCCACTGATATTTATTACCTGTCCGCTGGTTAGCCCATGCGTTATACCAGTTGTAACAACGCCGGGATTTGCATTCGTTATGCCAGTAACGTCTACGGTAGTTCCTTTTAGCCGGCTGATATCGCCAGCAGATTTAAAAATAGCCCCGGCCATTTCATAAATATCACCTCCCCCACACATGATGATCCAGCTGGTACCCTCCTGTACGACTGATACCAGGCGAGACTGCACCCCATTAACATCAGTAAGTTTTTGCCGGATGAAGCCGGGGTACCCCTGAACAGTGGACATCTGAGATTCCCAGACGCGATCACGAAACTGATAGTTTGATTCACGTTCTAAGCCAGGAACCCCCGCAACCGGATTTGTACAGGTCAGTGTAATTTCATCAGGAACGCTGGTAATTATCTGGGTAACAGTGCCAACAGGTACCGCCCATGACCCTGTCGTGGTGGCCGTACAGGTTACCTGCGGCGTTACTCCAGACGAGGGAATAATCGTGGCATCGTTAAGCGTATAGGTATACATCCCATCGGACACTACAAACCCCTGCGGAATACCAAATCCTGCCGGGCCGTAGAATTGCATAGGAACAGTCGTTGCCCCCTGCGTCTTCTGTGGTGCAATACCAGCCTGCTGAGCCAACAGGTTAAGCATGTAAATGTTAGCCTTAAGCGGCCCTACCGAATTAATCAGATCGACTCTCGCCTGATCGCAGATTAGCAGTGCGCCAACGTCTGTGCTCACGATATCCTCAATCAGTGAGCCAGGTAACTCTGTGGTAATGCCTGGTGCCATTTGAACGGCCAGTGACACCAGTTGCTCGCGCAGACTTTCTGGGGTTTGCGGAACCGGGCCAGCAGCTGTGTAGCTAACAGATAAATCACTCATACGTTCACCGTTGCAATAATTTTAGAACCAGCGTTGGTTATCGCCGAAATGTTATAGACAGGTGGATCATCACTGACCAAAGCAATTTGTAGCGATGAAAAGTAGGGGCTAAATTGCTGTTGCAGGCGGTTAACGTAGTACGTAGGCAACACCTGTTGAATCACTGATCCGTTGGCCGGAATACCATTGTTCGCAAAGAATGGAGACTCTTGCGGCGCCAGCTTCAGATTTTGTACCAGCGTAGTCAGGTAAACCGCGTCGTTAAATCCATTCTCATCTGTTTCGACCAGGGTCCACCGCCCCTCTGAATTCCTGCCGTAGGTTCTCATTCAGTGATATTCCCGTTAAATTGCACTGTCGCGTTCCCAGTATTGCTACCGCCGTTTCCGTTGGAGTGAACATGGCTGTTGCACCAGGTAACAAGTGACTTCCAGCCCTCATGCATGATCGCCGGACTTGTGCTGGCTGTTCCATCCTGCAGCTTCCCGGACTCTCCAGTCAGGCTCCACATACCGTCTGTAAGAGTGAACACGGTTGACCCTACGGTCACTTTGAACTGCGATGGCGTGGCGATGGTTATGCTGTCGGGGGTAAGTAGAAACGTGGTGTTGCTGCCAGCGTCCCGAATGGTGACACCTTCAGGCCCGTAAATGGTCACAACCTGACCGTCGACACCCTCCCACTCAGTATTACTGATTGGCAAAAATACCAGCGCGCTAAGGTTCGCCGGTGGCGTCAGATCGGCAATACCACCTCCCTGCCCACTAACCCCACCCAGATAGGTATCCGCCGGGATGACTATCCCCTTATCGCCCGGCTGCATGGGGTATCGGATGTACTGGGGGCCAAATAGCGGGATGGTAACCTGAGGAAGCACATAAGGGATGTCGCGCAGCTCAAAAGCCACTGTAACCATCTTCCCGCTCTGTTTTACTACACTGGCAGGGAGCACCTTTCCTGCTTTTTGCAGCG